GTTGAAGCCAGAGACTATAGAGAAGCAAGAGAAGTTGCTCTTGCACGAAATCCAAATGCAAAAGTCGTAGGTGTTACTGCCATATTCACATGAAAAACATTAGACATCAAATCAAATCTCAATGGTATTACATCTTCTGGGGTGCGTGTGCTGTAGCAGTTGTTGGTGGTCAATTCTATGTTGGATCTGGTTATCGTGAGATGGCAGAAGCAACTAAGAATAATATCACCACAGTTCAATGTCAGACACCTTATCAGATACCTGTCTATCCTTATCAAAATAGAACAGGAGAGTTTGAGTGATGGTTTCTATCTTTGATATGTTCCATGATGAACGCCGTTATGGTTGGTCGGTAGATAAAAGATATGACTGGATCAACATGCTTCATAAGATGCAGAAAAATAATCCCCGACGATTTAAAGAGTTTAAGTATTCTCAAGAGACCATTTATCATCACCTAGATAGATTGCAACAAGAACAAAACCTTTACGACTAACTAATGAAGTTAAAAATTAATCATATTCCAATTTTTCCATGTATTCTTACAGAAGTAGAATTCTCAAATTTTAACTTAATTAAGTCGGATTTAATCGATTGGATTTACCATTATAAAAAAACAAATCTTGGAGTTCAAAAATCTAATTGTGGGGGCTGGCAATCTAAAGATGATTTTTATAAAGATATAAGTTTTAAACCATTTTATAGTTACTTAATTGAATCAATAAAGTCTTCTCTCCCTTATAAAAAAAGATTCACACTTCAAAATATGTGGATTAATATAAATGGTAATGGTGATAGAAATGAATTTCACAATCATCCTGGTGCTATGTTATCCGGAGTTTTTTGGATACAATCTAATTTAAATAGTGGAAACATAGGACTACAATCTCCACTTCTCTTTACTCAAGAGAGTTTATTTTTTTATAGAAATGAAATTTTAAATCAATTTAATTTTGATGGTTTTTTTGGAATGGAACCAAAAGAAGGAACTGCAATTATATTTCCCTCTGAACTCTATCATTATGTTTCTTCAAATCAATCAACTCAGGATCGTATATCAATATCGTTTAATTTTACAATTAATCAAAATTTTTATGGAGAACCGACTTAACTAATTTTATTTTAAAGATTGCTTGAAATTCTATTAAATATGAGGAGGAAAGTTATGTAGAGGAAACTTGAATGTATATTCCAAAAGTCAACGATTATGTTTATTGGAAACCACATATTGAGGGGTGGGTGTATTTCAAAGATGATGATTATGTGACGATTGAGTGTTCAGTTGAACCCAAGAATCAGGAAAACTATGAGGCATGTTCACTTCATCGCAATGATAGACTATTAGTATTATGTTATCACAATCAATGGGAAGAACTAACTTATGTCAGATCAAGAGACTCCGTGTATGAAGAAACGGAAAACCCTGTGGCGTTGGTGGGCTAAAGCACTTGGAGAAAAATCATCTAAATCAGATAGAGAATCTGATAATATTGCTCGCATACGCACCTTTATTTTTATTACTTACTTGGTCACTAATTGTTTTATCGTGGCTGGGGTCATCCGACACTGGAATGATTCTCCCACAATCATATACATAGGAGAAAAATCTTATTTTCCAGGATTACATCTCCAATAAAATGGAATTCAATCTAAAGAAAAGAGAATTGACACTAGATCGAATATATATTAGAATAAAATTATTATTTTTATGATCATGGAAGAAGAAACTTTAAAAAAATCCGCAGATATCTCTGACGAGAAAATAAAAAAACTCTGGAAAAAGGCTATTACTTTGTCATTAGATCCTGAAAATTCTTTTCCTGCTTATAAAATTTATTATTTGCTTGTAAAAAATCAAATTTTATCTAAGAGTCTTAAAGTTAGTAAAGAAGAGGTATTGAAAAATGACGAAGAGAACTTACACGATTCAGAAGAAAGATCCGACACATACTCAAGTATGGGAATGGAATGAAACTCCAGAATTGGTTAGACTCCTTAAAGAACTACACGCAAACAAGTCCGCATCCAGCACTCGATTCAACAACCCCGTGGTATGAATGGTTATGTTATTGTGAGATCTGTGAAAGTTTAGGACCGATTCCAGGTCAACCCTCTCTTCGCAGATTCACAGCATATAGAAAGTATCTTAAAGAAATAGGTGTATTATGATTGATCCGTATTGGTTTAAAAAGAAGTGGGGTTTTGAAGATCCTGTTGCTATTGATGAACTTTATGAACGCATTTCTGAATTAGAAACTAGAATTAAAGTTCTTGAAGAGGAGAATGTTGGCACTACCAATGAACTTTATCGTATGGAGAATTCTTTAGATGCTCGTATAGATATTATTGCAGAGCATTGTGGAATCAATTACAATGTATGAACTGGACGACTTTGAGAAAGCACTCGCTCACTTCGGCACGAGAGTGGACATCATTATTGCTCTTGAAATGGGCGGTAAAATTGATGGGACAACAGCATATAAAGAAATTAAAGCAGAGCTTAAAGAACTCAAAAAAGCCAAAAAGCATTACGGAAAGGACTTGTAGTAAGTGTGGAGAAACAAAACCACTGAATGCAGATCACTACCAAATTGTAAAATACTTTAAAACTGGATACTCATATTACTGCAATGAATGTAACAAACCAAAACAAAAAGAATGAATAAGTTTATATGGGAAAAACAAAACGCTTTAACCAGTGAATTTTGTAAAAATGTAATTTATAAATTTGAAAGAGATATAAGAAAAAAAGATGGTATAACTCTAGGTGGAGTTGATAAAGATACGAAAATCTCAACAGATCTTTCTATTTCCAAAATGGCAAATTGGGAAAATGTGGATAAAATTTTTTCTAATTCTTTAAAGCAAGCTCTCAGTGAATACCGAGAATATATAGGTTCATTTTGCCCTCTAAATCCATTAATGCTTGATTTAACTGATACTGGATTTCAACTTCAACGTACAATAGGAGGTGAAGGATTCTATAATTGGCACCATGATTTCATGGTAAGCCCAATTGATGGATATAGACTAGCGACTTTTATTTGGTATTTAAATGATGTTTCAGGCCCTGGTGGGCAGACAGAGTTTGAAGATGGGACTAAAATAACTCCAGAAGAGGGAAAACTAATTTTTTTCCCAGCGACTTGGACTTTTATGCATAGAGGCGTTACGCCTCCAAAAGGGACTGTTAAATATATTGCTACAGGGTGGTTATTCTTTAATCCATTTCATATCTGAACCAGTTTTAAACATAAATATTTGAAATAATAATAGTAAATATAGTGGCAGTATTAACAGCAACTGGAATAAACTTTAGTGATGGAACTAGCGCATCATCTAGGACGAGTTTTTTTGCACCATCGGGAACTAGATGTTTATTTTCTCAAACATCAGCGCCGACTGGTTGGACAACATTGACAGATCATAATAATAAAATGCTGAGAATAGTTACGGTTGGTAGTGGTGCTGGCGGTGGTTCTGGAGGTAATGTAAGTTTTACTGATTGTTTTACGACTAATAGAACTGTTAGTGCTAATGTTCCTTTTAGCCTGACGTTTAGTGTTGGCGGCCGGAACCTTGATACTAATACAATTCCTCAACACACTCATCCATTCAATGGAGGTGGTAATACTGGATCTGGATCCGCGAGCCCAAACCAGGGTTCTGCCGGACTCCGATCCCCTGGTAGCAGCACGGGCAATAGGGGCAATGGTGAAGCGCACGCTCACCCCATTGGTTATTCATCAGCTAATGGGCCTTGGAGTGCAGGAATCAATATGGGCCTTCAATATGTAGATATTCTTCTTTGCAATTGGAACGGTTGATAAATATGAAAGTAGGGCATATTTGAAATGGCAGTATTAACAGCAGCTGGAATTATTTTTGGTGGTGCAGGCGGTGTCCTTGAATCGAGGTATGGGATTATCCCTCAAGGTGCGGCAATGGTATTTTTGGGGGGAGTTCCATCTGGATGGTCACAATCAAATACTCATAGTAATAAAGCATTGAGAGTTGTGTCTTCAAATGGCGCTAATTCGGGAGGGAATCAATCATTTACTAGTACTTTTACAAATAAATCATTAAGTGCCAATGTACCTATAACTATTTCTGGATTGGGGGTTGGGCCGTTTACATTAACTGTAAATACAATTCCTCAACACGCTCATCCAGCGAATAATGGCGGCGGAGGCAGCGGCGGTGCCGCGAGCCCAAACCAAGGCTCAAGCCCTGGTGCATCTGCGGGAGGTGGTGCCACGGGCAACTTTGGCGACCAGGCCTCGCACAATCACCCTGTTAGTTTTTCATCAGCTAATGGACCAGGATCGGCCACATTGGATTTCACCACACGTTATGTTGATGTAATTATATGTACTTTCAATTAAAATAAGAAAATGGCAGTATTAACAGCAGCTGGAATAACCTTTGGTAATAATACCGTTTTGAATTCTAAGTACGGAATATTTCCTCAAAATGTTCCTGTGGTTTTTTATCAGGCAGCTGCTCCACTTGGTTGGAACACGCCCGCCACACAATATGGAAACCATGCTCTAAGAGTTGTTGCATCTGCCGCTGGTGGCGGCAGCGGCGGTAATATTGACTTTACAAGCGCACTCTCTAGTAAACCAATCAGTGCTAACGTGCCTGTATCTATTAGTGGATTAGGTATCGGTGGCTTTACGATTAATACTTCCACAATGGGCCAGCATAACCATCCTGCAAACAATGGAGGCGGTCAGTCTAATAGCTCACCCTCCCCTACCCAAGGCAACGTAACTAAGGTAGCTAATGGTTCCAACACGGGCAACACCGGTAACAGCGGTGGCCACGATCATCCGGTTTCTTTTCCAGGAGGTAATGGGCCATTAAACACTAGTATGGATTTTAATGTATCGTATGTTTCTGTCATATATTGCACTTTTGGTTGATCTCTGATATAATATAAACTATTAAACTTGTAAAACTATGTTTAAAAAGGAAACTGGAGGGAGTTATTGCCCTTTAATAAAAAAAAATTGCATTGAACACAAATGTGCTTGGTATATGCATGTTCGTGGTATGAATCCAAACACTGGAGAGGACGTTGATCATTGGGGATGTTCAGTTACCTGGTTGCCAATGTTGACAATTGAAAATTCTCAACAACAACGTCATACTAGTGCTGCTGTTGAATCATTTAGGAATGAAGTTGTTAAGGCTAATGAACAAAACAGGGACCTATATATACAAGGTCTTATAGAACAAAAAGTTTTACCAGTTAACGTTACACCATTAACTACTCAAAAGTTATTAGAGGAGGAAAACAACAATGAGAATGACAATAGTTAAAGATGATAAGCGTATTATTATAGATGGTGAAGGATATACGACTGATCTGAGTGTATTCGATGATCTTAGTTGGATTGAAGGTTATGACCTAAAAACTTGGGGGAGATTCCACGCTCTTCAATGGTATGGAGATCCCGATGAAGATGGAGAATATGGTTTTGGATTAGAAGAACCTCATGGAGAAATTGAATTTAAAAAAACAGTGCCGAATTTAATTATTAAAGAATTGGGTGTCTTTGAACAAGCTATATCTCTTTGGGACAAAGCAAAAGTTGAGGAAAAGGAGAGAATAGAAAAAGAAGAGGCAGAACGTTTGAGACTTCAGGAAGAAGAACTTAGTTTCCTTGCCGAGTTTGGTGATTTTGATCTGGAAGAATTATTGAAGGATCTGTAATTGTTTTAACGTTAAATTTTTTTTTTTTATTATCTATGAACAAACAATTAGTTGAAAATAATTATTTAATTATTCCGAATTTTATTTCTGAAATTCGAGCAAAAAATTTATCAGAAGAATTTAAATCTTTTTGCACAGAAAATAATTTATCCGGTGACAGTCAAGCTCCTGATTCACATTCTAAATATGACCACATTTCTTTCTTAGAATTGTTATGTGAAAAAACTCCAGAAGTATCTACTTTATTAGAAGAAACTGTTCTTCCTACGTATTCTTATGCAAGAGTATATAAAGAGGGTTCGGTTCTAGAAAAACATATTGATAGAGATGCATGTGAGATTTCCCTTACTTTGCATTTAGATGGAGATTATCCTTGGCCCATCTGGATCGAAACTCCACAACAAGAAAAAAAGTTTGTGAGTTTAAATCCTGGAGATGCAATGATCTATCTTGGAAGAATTGCATCTCACTGGAGAGAGGAGTATAAAGGTAGTTATTACTCACAGGTTTTCTTGCATTATGTGAGAAGTCGTGGAGAATGTTCTTATGCTTACTTTGATAAGACTAGAGATAATGTAAAAAATAATCAGGTAATAGAAGAAAAGTCATACTCTAATATTGATGAAGTTATTGAAACTAAAGAAACTCCGGCTGTAATTTCAAGGAATTTATCTACACAACCCATAGAATCTTTTATTAAAAATTACGATTATATTGTTTCAAAAGAACTTTGTGAAAGAATTCTAAATGAATATAAAAATTCATCTGACTGGACTCATTCTTTAATAGGAGGAGAAGCATCTGTAGATTCTACTATTAGGAACTGCGATTCAATTATTCTTTCTGATACTGAAATTATTCAAAGAAATTTTGAAATAAGAAAAAATATAGATATGGAATTGCATCAACAACTTTTAAAAGTAGTTGAAATGTATTCAAAAGAGTTTCCACATTTTAGTCCAAGTATTGATACAGGATATCAGTTACTTAGATATAACCCGGGACAGTTTTACATACAACATACTGACAGTTTTATTCAACAACAAAGAAGTATTGCGTGTTCGATAACTCTTAATGAAGACTTTGTTGGTGGAGAATTCGCATTTTTTAATAGAGAAATCATGATGAGAAATTCGATTGGAGATGTAATTGTATTTCCTTCTAATTTTATGTATCCACATGAGATAATGCCCGTTATTTCTGGAACTAGGTATTCAATTATAACTTGGTATGTCTGATGTTGAAATCATAAAGTCAAAGTTAATTGGACTTCCTCACGTAAGGTATTTAAATTTAGATGAACGAGTAGATAGGAGAGATTATTTAGAAAATCAATTTAAAAAATATGGTATATCTAATTATGTAAGAATATCTGCAAATAGATATGGTCCACATAATTATGAAGATTGGGAGAAACAATTAATATTTGAAAAAAGAAATAATAAAATAAGTTATATTTCAATTTTAGTTAATCAATTGCAAAGTATAATTGATTGGTATAACGAAAATGTATCTGAAACTTGTTTAATTTTAGAAGACGATTTAAATTTCTCTACTGTTAACTACTGGCCTTTTGATTGGGATTATCTCGTAAGTAGATTACCCTGTAATTGGGATTGTGTTCAGTTTCATATAATTGGGGAAAGGTATATCCCTATGGGATTAACAACACGAACTAAAAATAATCATGGAGCAACTTGTTATCTAATCAATAGAGGATATGCTAAAAAACTTATTGATATGCATTATGTAAATGGTAAGTTTAAATTCTATAATAACTATGGATATCCATCACATTGGCCTATCTATCATTACCAATCTCCAGATTTTGTTCCATATGAAATAGGAATTACATATTCATTTCCTATTTTTATTACTAATTCTACTTTCGGTAGTGATTGTTATGATGGAAAAATTAACATGATGGCTAGAAAATCTGATTACATTGTTGTCAATTGGTGGAAAAATGAATCACAAAAGTATTCTTTAGAAGAATTATTTACTTTATATACTCCTAGTAAAAAAACCTTATGCATACCAATCAAATATCATGAATAAACTCAAAGGATTGCCTACAATATATTACTTAAATCTTGATGAACGAGATGATAGAAAAATTTACATGGAGAATCAATTTGATAGATTTAAAATTTCTAAATATGAAAGAATCTCAACATCCTCGTATCAACTACATAATTTTGATGAATGGAAGCATAGATTAATTTTGAACGATGTTTATCAAGCGAAAAGTCCAAAACATCATATTATAGAAATAGCAATATCTTTAACTTATTATGACATAATATTGTCATGGTTCAAAAACACTTCGGAACAATATCTTTTATTATTTGAGGATGATTATAATTTAAATTTTGTAGACGATTGGCATTTTGATTGGGAATATTTAATGAACCAATTACCTTTTGATTGGGACTGTATACAATTATCATTTGAAAATGATAAAATTTTTCCTTGTTTTTTACACCCAATCCATAGTAATCATGGAACAGGAGCAATGTTACTTAATAGGCCATATGTGGAAAAGTTAATCAGAATTCTAACTACAGATAATAAAGTTAATTTTACTCAAAATATTCGTAATTACAAATGGGCTAAACTCCTTCATCAACCAAATTTTACTGTAGATTATTACCTTTCTCACTGCGGCCGTGGGTATGCTTTACCATTAATTGCTATTAATCCAAATGATGGTGGTAGTTTTTCTTTCAGGGCTGTTAGAAAAGATAGACCCGATTTATCATTTTCTTTAAGAGCTCAAGAATTATGGTGGAAAAAACTTAGAGATAAATATTCCCTTGAAGATTTTTTCTATTTTGGTAAACCTAACGATCTTATTTTAACTCCTAAAAATATAAATTTACTATGATTCACCCAAAATTAAGGGGAATACCTCATATTTACTATATTAACTTAGAAAAAGAAATAATTCGCAAAGAGTGGATGGAAACTCAATTTAGTAAGTTAGGGATTGAAAATTTTACAAGAATAAATGCTTCCAAATATTTAAAAGAAGAGTTTGATGAATGGAGTAAAGATATCATTCATCATCCAGAATTTTATAAAAAAAAATATCATAAATCTGTATCTGTATCTGTATCGCATTTAGAAACTATTAGAATATGGTTAGAAACTAATAATGATGATTATATGATTATCATGGAGGATGATATTGATTTACGTTTGGTTCACTATTGGCACTTTGATTGGGAATATTTAATGAATAATATTCCTAAAGATTGGGATGGTGTTCAATTAATGTATAATTCTAATTATAAAATTTATTGTTTCCTTCATGTTAAACAATCTAATAGTTTTAATGGACCGTTATTAATTAATAAAAATTATGCTAAAAAGTTAGTTTCTTTATATTATTCTGATGGAAAGTATAATTTATTACGTAAACTTTCCGATGTTTCTTTGGCTATGGGGAACACTGTATCAGATTCTTTCTATGTGGTTGATGTGGATAATTTTATGGGATTTCATGGTAAAGTATATCAATTACCTTTATTCACCCAAAACACCGATTTAGATCGTATTCAAAGAGATCACCATATAAAATCTCGTAGAGCTCATCTAATATGGTGGACACAAATGAGAGATATGTTTACTCTGGAAGAATTCTTTAGATATAATAAACCAAATGATGACAAAATGACATTGACAATTTAACTTTCTAAATACTAATTTATCATCAGTTGTGTTCTCTATGAAAAATTGCGTGTATCAACACTGGGATCCGTTAAAGGTTTGTGCTGTGGGTCGTAGTTATCCACCGGAATTTTATGGTTTTATTGAAAATTCTAAGGTTCGTTCAGTTATGGAACGAATTGCTATAGAAACTGAAGAAGATTATCAAAAACTTATAAAACTTCTTGAGTCTTTTAATGTTACTGTAATCAGAACTGATATTTCGGATAACTTTGAAGATCATTATTGGGCTGGATCATATTCTCCACCTCCCATGACTCCCAGAGATCATACAATTATGATCGGTGATGTTTTTTTTATGCCTGGTAACAATTATGGATGGGATCCTTCTGATCTATTAACATCGTTTTCTGAAGAAATTGACTCTATTAAAGATGGAAAATTAAATCCCGAAAACAAGGAACAGATTTCAACATCAATTCTAAAAAAAATAGAAGATCTTCCTTATCATCAGAGAACAATAATTTTAAATCGGATAAAACAGACTGTTAGATCAATAAATCACAACCCATTAACTACTTTTCCAAATAATAAAAAGTTTAATACTTTTTCCACTATAGAAAATTATCTTAAAAATTCTGGAAATAAAATAGTATACGACACTTATGCTAATGGTGCTACTACCACAAGAGTTGGAAAAGACTTATATTTTGGTACAGTTTTTAATTATGAATCAGTTGTAAGTATGAAAAAACATATACATGAGGTAAAAAAACATATTTCATCAGATTATAGATCGCATATAGCAAATTCTGGTACTCATATTGACGGTTGCTTTACTCCAGTAAAACCTGGACTTATAGTTAGTTTGTCTAACGTACAAAATTATGAAACAACTTTCCCTGGATGGGAAGTTGTATATTTACCAAATCAAAGTTGGAATAAAGTGGCAGCTTTTCTTAATTTGAAGAAAAAAAATGCAGGAAAATGGTGGGTTCCTGGAGAAGAACTTAACGATGACTTTACAGATTTTGTTGAAACTTGGTTAAAAGATTGGGTTCTTTATGTAGAAGAAACTGTCTTTGATGTAAACATGTTAGTTATTGACGAACACAACGTAGTGTGCAACAATTATAATAAAAAAGTTTTTAATGCTTTCGAACGTCATGGAATTACTCCACATATTATTAACTTTAGGCATAGGTATTTTTGGGACGGAGGTTTACACTGTATTACAAGCGATTTGAGTAGACAAGGCCTCCTGCAAGATTATTTTCCTGAAAGAAACGAAAAGTGATTATTTTTGATAAAATTCGTTGTCATTCCATAATTATTTTACTTTTTTAATGACACACCGGTTTTATTGCAATTATCTAAGAAGTATTCTTCTACATGATGAATATACTTATCATTAGGATCATTAGATAATATCTCATGGACTCTAGGATCATTCCAAGCAATAGGAATACTAAGATCCAAACTCTTCAGATAATCCTGTTTGTAAAGATAAAGTAACTCATAACTTAAAAATACCGGGTTAGAAAACTCTGGAAGTTGTTTCATAAAAAGAGGTAAAGTACTCTCTCCTCTCAGACGATTCTGTTGGTGTCTCAAGATATTTTGATCCCGACCAATTACCAATATTTGCGTTTTAATGCCAAGTTTTTCAACTTCGTTGGCGAATCCCATAATGTTTGGTTCCCATTTCTTTTCCTGAATACCAAGAGGAACACTAATACTCGTAAAGAAATACTGATGGGTAGACCAATCAAAGTCTTTAAGTTTTGATGGATCTTTCCAATACTCACAGAATGGTTCTGCGAATCTATGAGCTTCCCAATAGTTATCAAGAAGAGTCTTCCACCCAAATACTTCTGGATGTAATGAAAATATTTTAGACCAAAGATGATTGCCAGACCCCTGGGGTCCAGTAAGAATTATCATTGTTTTCATAGTCTTTATGTCATCCATTTAACGAATCCACTCTGCATAAATTCTGTGATTGCTATCCCATTTTAGATCTACACATTTAAATTTGAAGTAGGATGAAAATTTTTCATGTAAATCAAAAGACCATGGAAAAAAGTCTATAGATTCGCACTCTTTATTCTCATGGTCTTTTCTTCCAGGATTACATCTCCAATAAATTCTTGATTCTGGTTGTAATAAATTTACAACTGAATTTATTTCTGATATAATTTTATCACCTGGACCAAAATTTATACTACCCAAACAAAAAGCAACATCAAATTTTTGATCTGTCTTAAATTTATCTATTGTTATTTTATAATCTGCTTCATCAAACGCTGGATCTATTCCAATTAGGTTTTGTATCTTTCCTTTGAATGGATTTGGACCACAACCAACATCCAAAACCCATTCGTCGTCAGCAATATTATTAACTAAATTCCATCCAGAGTATAGATATTGTTCTAGATTACTTTTCCATTTTGTTGCGAAGTATTCATTCAGTTTTTCTTGATTCATGAAATAAAATACAATACTACATAATAGTTATATGGTAGTTATATGAAATTAACATGGAAGTTCAATTATCATTTAGAGATATGTCATGGTATTTGGGAATACCATATGATTATTATGATGAAGATCCTGAAAAATGGAATAATTTCATAGAGATGCTAGACGTTAAAGATTCTGAGATACATTGTATTTATGAAAACGATAAGACTGCGCTGAAATATCTGCATTCTTTGAAAGATAAGTTACATAATGCTTATTATCAATTGCATCGGAAGATATTTAGCCGTGTAACGGGACGATTTCCTACCACCGATGACGGCGCCAATCTCTGGATGTCCGACAATGACTTTGATAGTGACAAAAGAGTTATTATAAATTATCTTCCAGGATCTGGTGGAAATTTTTTATCAAATTGTTTGTATTTTAATGATTCTTCAGGATGTATGTCTTTGCCGAATCCATGGAACCCATCCCTTACCCGTTCTTCACCTCTGATTTTAGAAAAGCCTTCTTATACATTAGCATTAACACTTGATAATATTGAAGAGAAATTAAATTATGTTATATCACAAACAAAAAATCAATCTATATGGTTAGATATTTTCCTATTTTTGAATGTACATCAGCAATATCACAAAATTTTAATTACTAAGTGTCATATGCAGAGTATAAAAAAAACACTATTATTTACAGAAAGAGTGCATCCGAATTGCAAAACAATTATTTATTTTAAAAATACAAAACTTTTTAGATATTTACGAGAATATAAAGATTATATATTAGGCATTAATAGAAAGTTAAATAAGAATTTGGATTCGAATGACTCTACAAACTTAACTATTCTACAATTTATTAAAAAATCACAAGAAAAAAAGAAAAAAATAATTGATCTTTGTAACGATGAAACTCAACTATATTCTTTTTGTAATATTGATTCAAAAATAACTTTTTATATGTGGGATACTAATTGGTTTTTTTCAGAAGGCGACACTATTGATCATATTAGAGAATTGTATGAACTTTTATCTTTGCCTGGATTTAACGATGATGCAATATCAAAGTATTATAATGCATGGATAGAAACTATGAGTGATTTAAAAGAAAAAAATACTTCAATAAAACATTAAATGAAATTACCTAAAAGAATATTTTTTACTGGAGTTCCTGGATCCCGTTGGAGTGGTATCGCCCAGACATTAGAAAGGATGTCTGGTATGAATACCTCTGACCGCACACCTGAGCGTGAATACGATCATCATAGTTATACTGGACACAAAGGTGCATACTTTGGGCCGCAGATGGAGTTCGAACCGATTCTTGATGGTGGTTATATTGATCAAGCATGGACTGAACCTGGAGGATGTAAACTCGTCAAGAGTCATGAGTGGTCTTATTATCTAGGTGAAATACAAGAAAAGTTTCCTGATGATTGGATCATGATGGTTTATCGTCCAGATATGACCAGTTATGCTTGGTGGCATGAGGCGGGAGGATTTCAAATTCAATATCCAAATTATTTACACTATCAAAACAGCAATATTATGATGTGTGAAATTATGAAACAAAATTCCTCAATACTAGAATTTGGAATGAAGAATAAATGTAAGTGGGAATATTTTACTTCAAAATGGATTTATGATAATTTTAATCAGGATATTGCAGTTGAAAATACTTTTTCAGATATTTTAATTACTTTAATTACATAAATACTGGTAGTTAAATATTCTTATAGAAAAATGATTTCAGGAAAAGAGTTTGTACAAAAAATTAAAAAAGAGAATGCGGAACTTTTCATGCAATCTCGTGCAAATGTTCGTCGTTTCTTTGCTTCCAATCCAAGTAAAGAACATATGGTAGAGCACTTCCGTGGCCGTATGGTTAACGAAGCAATGAACATGAAAGCAATTGCTGCTGAGGTTGCTTCTGCTCCTGCATCTATGGATGTTACTGAACTTGAATTACTTACCAAACAAGCACAGGATGAAGCAAGACACTTCCGTATGGTAAAGGAAGTTATTGAACACATATCTGGGGAAAAAGTTGATGTGGATGCTGCATTTGCTGCTGAAGCTGCAACGCCTCAGGCTAAGGGTGCCACTCTCCTAGATAAGTATGAAGCGTCATCTGACCCTGCTGCTCTTGCCGCATATCAACTCGTCGCTGAGGGTCGCGCAGAGGCGGTATGGAACGAAATGGCTGAGTGTGTAGAAGATGAGTTCATCTCATCTCGTTACGCTGCAATTGCTAAGGATGAAGGATTCCACGCCAATATTGGTGGTTGGAAACTTGAGAAACTTGTGGAAGGTTCTGCAGATGTTCAAGAACGTATTCTTGCAATGGTAGAACAAATGCGTTACGATCTTCTTGAGATCAGTAATAAAAATACTGCTATTACTGTCTGATAGAGACAATTTATATTATGAGTACGATTGAATCGAGAAGACGTAAAGATAAAACTCGTATAATCAAGTGGGTTAGTGCTAGTACAATACTCATCGCAATGGTGTTTCATGTATTGGGACTAACCCCTTGGAATAGCATTCTACAATTAATTGGTGCAGCTGGATGGACTTATGTGGGATTTAAGTGGAAAGAAAAATCTATTATTATGAATTTTCTTCCACAATTTTTGATTATTATACCTGGGTTGATTTATTTAATTTTGTTAAAATGATAGATTTTAATTATGAAAAAATAATAATAATAAAATATACTTCTGGTGGAGGTGGAAGATTTTTACTAAATTGTTTGGGTCTTAGTGATGATTCTATACTTTTATCTCCGATTTTATCTAAAATTCAGTTAAAAAATGGTTTAAGTATTAAACAAAAGTTAAGATGTTTGTTATTTGCCTTAGAACAAAGTAGACTAAAAAAATCTTGGAATGATCTAAATTTAGTGGAATATAATTTTTTTGGTATATCTGACCATGATTATTATGAAATGAGTGAAAATGATATTAAAAATTTTGAATATAATGATATAGTAGATCAATGTATCAAAAATAATAAATTTATTTTTATATCAGAACATTTTGATGAGTACATACAAAAACTTTTAAATTGTTGGAAAAATTCTAAATTTATATTATTTGAAAATGAAGAAAATTTCATAAAGAGTAGAAATAATATAATACAAGGTGAAAGTAGAAAAAAATATTTTGAACAAACAAACAAATTAAATTTAAAATCAATTGAAGGATTGTATGACAATCCCTCTTATAAATGGAATTCTGAGTGGTATTTTTCAAAAGAAAAAACAATTAGTGAAATTAAAAAGATTTATGAATTATTTGACATGACAGGATTTAATGAAAAAGCTATTTCATTGTATTATGATAAGTGGATGAGTGTTATTTTCAATTAAATGAAAAAACTTTTAATCATTACAGGACCACAAGGATCTGGTAATCATTTCTTTAGTAGAGTATTCAGTACACATCCAAAAGTTGGTGGATGGAAAAGTCTTCTTGAAAAGTATTGGGTTCCAAGTGATGAAGAATACTTTGCAAGATACTGGGTTTATCCTGAAGAACTTACGGAAAAAGATTTTGAAGGATACGATTATTGGTTGGCAAATGTAAGTTGTCCTTTCTTTTACGATGGGGTTAGGTATGTTCCAAAGATCAAAGAAGTTGCAGAAAAAGCACAATCATTTGGAATTGATGTTCAGATTGCAATTATCGTAAGAGATCCAAATATTAACGGTCAGCAACAACTGAGAGTTCGTGGGCAAATTACAACTCCCATCGCACAAGATTATTATTACAATACTCTTATTCCTTCAGGATTTAAATTACACTTCCTTGATAATGAGGCATTTTTCTTACATAGAGAGTATTATCTAAAATGGGTAAGTGAACTTTTAAATTTTCCTGTGGATTATGATAATCCAAATATTTTTAAATTTATAGGTGAAGATCCAAACAAAAAATATGTTAAATATGTTGAAGAGTACTGGCTTGACAAAGAAGTTTGGTATGGAATACAATCAAAAAATAAAAGAAACATTTTGGATTTGAAATATGAACAATAAGTACATCTCTGTATATTACTTTATTATCGTTTAATATAATGAGTTCCAAATATGATTAGTAATAATTTAAAAACTTTAATTGTATTAATAGGGGAATGTAGAGGAGGAGAAGAAACATGGAGAACCATGTATCAAAATCTTATGATTCCATACGATGCTGATTTAGCTCTTTGTGTAGGTAAAAAAAATAATGAATCTATAAAGGAAAATTTTTTAACCAAAAAAAGTAACTATATATGGACTATAAATGAATATGAAGATTGGTATGATTATTTTAGAGAAAATTTTGGAAACTCTGGATTTTGGGAGTCCAATCTTGTATATGGATTGAAGGGGGGTGGGGGAAAACGGATAAATTAAACAATGTAAAATCAGATCAATATAGATGTTTTAAACAATGTGAATATGCATGTAAATACTGGTGGATTAAAATGAGAGATAAATTTACTTTAGATGAATTTTTTACTTATGGAAAACCTAATGATCAATATGTAATTTTTGATAAAATGAAAAAATATCCATTATTTTAAAAAAAAAATGTTTAACCAAGTTGAATTATTTGAAAATGAAATCGCAGAGTTTTTTGGAGCTCCTTATGCAGTAGCTACCGATTCATGTACTCATGCATTGGAGCTTTGTTTGAGACACACACAAGAAGATCATATTACAATCCCAACCAGAACATATATTTCAGTTCCAATGACGTGTATGAAGCTTGGATTGAATTGGCACTGGAAAGAAGAAGAGTGGTCTGATTATTATTATTTGGGATTTACTAATATTATTGATGCTGCTGTTCTTTGGGGAGAGAATACATATATTCCTAACACTTACATGTGTTTAAGTTTTCAATTTAAAAAACACTTAAATCTAGGAAGAGGTGGAGCCATTTTGTTGCAAAATAAAACGGATTATGATACACTTAAGAAAATGTCTTATGATGGTCGTGATCTCAGTCGTCCATGGGCTGAACAAGACATAGATACTATTGGGTATCATTATTATATGACTCCTGAGGTGGCAAAAACCGGGATTGAATTACTAAATGAGCGGAAAAAAATTCCCGGTAAAAAATGGAGCCACAGGGATTACCCAGATTTAAGGCAAATGTCAGTGTTCAAATGATCAGTCATATAAAACCTAACTGGAATATAGAAGAATTTAAAACTCTTAATTATACTCTATCTACTCATAAAGATGAAGAGTTAGTGAATCAATATCTATTATCTGGACATAGTAAAGAAAAATTATCTATCTATAAGTACCATTTACCCAATCCAATGCCAAAATGCGTTGATGATTATATTGTCCCGCACTTTACTTTTTTGGATAAGGTTGCACCTGCAGTTAATTACTTTAAACCTGGTCAATATTTACCTCTTCATACAGATTTGTATGGTAAGTATGTGGAAATAAATGATATTAATTCTGAAAATGTAGTAAGATGTATGGTAATGTTAACAGACAGTGCCCCTGGTCAAATTTTACAAATAAAGGATAGGTGCATAGGATTTTGGAACTCTGGTGATTGTTTTTATTGGAATTACGATGAAATACATGCATTTTACAACTTTAGTATGAGAGATAGATATGCAATTCAAGTTACTGGAGTTTTGAAATGAAAAGTCAGAACGAATGGGATAAACTCAAGAAAGTAATAGTAGGTGTCGCAGATTATGCAAGAGTCCCAGAAGTAGATCTAAGTGTCCGTACAATTAATTATGCAGATAGAAAAGACTTTTCTACCATACCTGTAGGACCATATCCACAACAGGTCATAGATGAAGCCAATGAGGATCTTGAAGTCTTTGTTAATTTTTTACTTGGGGAAGGTGTAGAAGTTTTAAGATCGCAAAAGCTACCCACTAATTATTATAACTTTTGTCCAAGAGATGTAATTTTTACCCATAAAGATCTGACTGTAGCAACTCCGATGCCATTAAAGTGCAGAACAGATGCGTGGAAACCTTTAATCGATCATTTAGATACTACAATAATTGTTCCATGTAAATATCAAGATCAGTTATATAATCAAAATTGTGTAGGTGATAAAGATACTCTTGCACTTACTGAAGTAATACCTGCTTTTGATGCAGCAAATGCTCTTCGTGCAAATGAAGATATTCTATATCTCGTTTCTAATAGTGGAAATGTTGCAGGAGCCAATTTACTTCAAGAAATGCTGAGAGATCGTGCAAAAGTACATCTTCTTCAAAATGTATATGCTTATATACATATAGATAGTACAATTGCATTTCTTCGTGAAGGTTTGATGTTACTGAATTCAGAAAGAATTAAATCTGTAGATGTTCTTCCAAAGCCTTTTCAAAATTGGGATGTAATTTGGTGTCCGGAACCCGTTGATATTGGTTATCATCCTGGATATAATCATGGTTCTTGTTGGGTTGCTAATATGAATCTTTTTAGTGTCAATCCTAATTTAGTTGTTTTAGAAGAACATCAAGAACCGACCCGAAGAGAACTTGAAAAGTATGGGATTGAATGTGCTATGTTGCCAATGAGACATCAAAGAACCCTTAGTGGAGGATTCCATTGCGTTACACTAGACCTTGAAAGAAAATGATAGAAATACCAATATTAGATCTACATATAACACATACATGTAATTTAACTTGTGAAAGTTGTTCAGATTTTACAAATCATAAATTAACAGGAATGTTATCTTTAGAGGATGGAAAAGAGTGGATGTCAAATTGGAATAAAAAATTAAAACCTAAACAATTTGTACTACTTGGTGGAGAACCAACGTTAAATAAAGATTTAGTAGAGTTTTTATATTTATCAAGGCAAATGTGGAGGCAAAGTCAACTTATTTTGGTTTCAAATGCTTTTTTTCTACACCTTCATCCAAATCTAGGAAAAGATCTCAAAAATAATGATGTAGAATTGGCAATATCAATCCATGATACTTCTAAAGAATATCTTAATAATATTAAATCAAATTTAATATTATGTAAAAAATGGATGAAAACTTATAATACAAAAGTAAGCATTAATCCGTCACATAAAAAGTGGAGACCAATTTATAAAGGATATGGTGAAAATATAATGCCTTTTGAAGACAATGATCCTGAGTCTAGTTGGAAAAGTTGTTTTATGAAGGAATGGGATGATAATAACAATTGTTATCAATTGCATGAAGGTAAAATATGGAAATGCCCTCCAATTGCATATTTACCATTAATGGCAAAAAAATATAATTTGTCGGAAAAATGGAATCCATATCTACAATATAAGCCATTAGATCCAAATTGTAACAATGAGGAATTTATAGAATTTTTTAGTAGAGGTGCTGAGTCTGTTTGTGGGATGTGTCCAGCAAAAAAAATATATATGGAAAATTCAAAAAATCCTCTACTATCAGTAAATGAAAGTATAGAGTATTTTTTCAATAAAATAGAAGAAAATTAAACCAATCAATATAATATAGAGTAAAGTGTTAACATGGAAAAACAACTTCACGAATCCGGATTAAATATCATTGAAAATCCTGATGGATCTTTTGCTTTTGAATGGGATCCAAAAGACGAACGATGGTCTTGGTTAAATGACTTGACAGATGACCAAATTAAGACTATCATAGAGGAAATGATTGATAACCCGAAATTTTTGGAGAGTATCGCAAATGACCAGCAAAGTTTGGGAAGTGATGAACGATCTTGAGATGGTAACATCCAAGATTGTATCTGCTCGTGAGATCATTGATACTGCAGCAGACGCAATTCAAAAGAATGATTCTGATAAGGCAGAAACTCTTGCGATGGCGGCATATGAGTTTCTTGGATATTATCTGGAAGAGTTTGATGAGAAGTTCAAACTTGCCTGGAATGAGACTGTAAAGAAACAAAAGAGTGAGTCTCATTGGGAAGAAAGTTATTTGCAACTTCACAATA